GTGATCGGCACCCCGGTCGGACCGGCGATCGGCGCCGAGAGCGGGATCGAGATCGAGCCGTCTTCATTCTTGGTCGCGGTCATGACTTTCCCCTAGACAGGCGCGAGGCCGCGCCGGCGATTACTGGATCTGGATGGCCGTCTTGCCTTGGAACTGCACCGACATCTTGCCCGAGCCGCCGGTCACCTCGGTCGGCTTGGACTTCCAAGCGTGGTTGAGGGCGTAGATCGGGCCGCTGTCGCACACGAAGGTGATCGTGACGTCGGTCATGGCGTTGATCAGGTCGAGACTGACCAGCGGACCATGGGCGATCTCGCAATCGACCGTGGGCACCGTCGTCTTTTCGATGTAGCCGAACACGGCGGTACCAGTAACGGCGTCACGCTCGGTACCCTCGTATCCGGTGAGCTTGGCGCCATCCATCGTCTCGAACATGAGGCCATCGGAGAGGATCCACACCTTACCGGTGCGTTGATTGGGGCCGGCCATTGGTCACTCCTTAGAGCAGGAACTGGATCTGCGCCGCGAAGACGCGGAATTGCGTGATCAGCTGCGGCGGGATGAGGGCATCGACCCGGTTGGGATCGTTCGGATCGAGGATGACCTGCAGCGCGCTCTTGAACTGAGACAGGTTCTGCACCAGGCCGGCGTCCTCCCAGTCGCTGAACAGCGCGATGATCTCGGTCCGGATGATCGACGGCGTCACGACGGCCTGGCCGGCGGCGAAAGTCGTGCCGTCCGCCGCCAGCTTCATGCGCGGGAATTTCTGGGCGATACGCTGGTTGAGCGACCAGCGCAGGTAGTAGAGCGTCAGCAGGGTTTCGACGTCGAGATAGCTGGCGTCGGGATAGCCCTCGGCATTGGTGATGTACGTCGTGATCGCGCGCTCGATCAGCACATTGCCGCCGTCATCGACCTTGGTGGTCGCGATGCCGTCCAGGAGCAGCAGGTTGCGTTCCTGCCAATCCGGCCTGTCCGATACCGCCGGCGGCAGGATGCCGGGCAGCTGCAAAGTCTGGAGCGGGCGGGCCTGGTCGATATTGCCGTAATACTCGATCACGCCGGCCTCGACCGCGGCCCAGATCGACGGATGGGTCGGCGACAGCGTCGTGCCGAAATAGTCGAAGTACTTGCTGTTCGGCCCGATCCCAAAGGCCGCAGCGGTGCTGACCGTGCCGGCGACGGCGCCATAGCCATGGGCGGGGATCTGCACCAGCGGTCCCTCGCGGCGCGCCAGCTCGGCGTTCATCGCCGTGATCGAGGCCTGGTCGCTGTAGGGGAAGGCGATCGAGTTGTACCAGGTGTCGGCCATGGCGATGATGGTGTCGGTCAGGTCGGGATTGGCCGTGCCGCCCGCCATCGCCGTGATCGTCGCCGTCATCCCGGCCGGCATGCCGTCGCCGGCGTAGTACGTCGTGCGCAGGTCGATGTCGTTGCCGTAGAGCCCCTTATGGACGCAAGTCAGGTCGACCTTGGCCGGGGTCGTTCCGTCGACCGCCGCGGTGACCGGCAGGTCGGGGTTGGCGGCGATCGCCGCCACCAGTGCGGTCGCCATCTGCGCCGCGGTCATGCCGGCGGTGACCGCGAATTGCACGGTCGTGTTCGAGGCCGGCACCGAATTGGCGGCAACATAGAGAGTAGCGGTGCCCGCCGCCGAGGCCGGACCCGCATAGAGGACCGAACCGATCGCCGCCGCGCCGGCCTCATCGTCATCCTGCGCGATCGCCCAGGTCGCGGTGACACTGTTGGCGTTGTAGATCGCCGCCAGCATGTTGGCCAACATCGACCCGCGGCCGAACGCCTGGCCGGCCTGCGCCGGCGAGAAGATCTGCGTCGGGACATTGGCCTTGACCGTCCCGACGGCCAGGCGCTGGCCCAGCACGAGGATCGTCGAGGGCATCGCCGGCAGGCCGGTATTGGCCTGGGAGTTGTCGAACTCGACGTATTGGCCCGGCACCCGGATCGAGACGGGGATGCTGTCGAAGGAAATGCTCATGGCGCGTTACTCCGCGGGCGGGACGGGCTGGGTGGGCTTGGCGGCCGGCGGTGCCGCCGGCACCGGCGGCGAGACCGGCGCAGGCGGCGGTGCGGGCGGCGGAGACGCGGGCGGCGGCGAAGCCGGGGCGGCGGCTGCCGGCGGCGGCGGCGGGGAAGCCGGCTCCGCGGGCGGCGTCTCGGCCGGGGCCTTCACGACGTCTTTCTGGTTCAGCCGCTTGCGCCAATAGGGCACGGTGTCATCGACCTCGATGCCGGCAGCGGGGATGACGCGGCCGGTTGCGGGGTCGCGCACGCGGCGGCCCGCGGCGGCTACCACCTTGATCATCGTCATGGAGAGGCTCCCGGAAGGTTGGTCTGGGCGTCGAGCGCCACCTGGTTGTCAGGCAGCGGCAGCGGGCCGGTCGGCGGATCGGTCTGAAAGGGCAGCCCGAATTGCGGGGCGAACGTCAGGAAGTCCTGGAGTGCCGCCGCCGCGTCGAAGGCGAGCTGGGTGCGGAACTGGATCGCGTAGACGGCGAGGCCGAGCTTGTCGAACTGCTCGCTGAAGAGATTGGTGATCCCGACCAGCAGCAGCGTCCCGATCTCTGGCACCCTGAGTTCGTGCACGGCGGGCACGGCGATCTCGACCATGAGATAGGCGCCCTGACGCACCGAGTCGCCGCGCCGGCGCACAATCTCTTTGCCCGTGCTCTGGCTCACGACGTAGACCACGAAGTCGCCGACCAACCGGCCGGTGCCCGGCGCCTGGTCGACATTGGCGGTGAGGAAGGCGACATAGATCGCGGTGCCGGCGCGCAGACGCTGGCCCCATTCCTCGGCCGTGATCTCGGCCGGGACGGTCTCGACCTTGACCTTGCCGGCGAAGGCTGTGGTCAGCGCCGCGACGATGGTGTCTTCGATCGTCGCGATCACGGCCATCTGGGGGGCCTCACGAAATCATGCAGCCGCTCTTGCGTGAGGTAACGCGGCGCCGTCACGAATTGCGGAGCACCTTCGGGCGCCGAGGGCGGCACCTGGCCGGTCTGGTCGAGGCCGAGGCCGAACTTGCCTTCTGCCACCTTGCCGAACCAGGCGATGGCATCGTCGTACCGCGCCCGCATCTCGCCTGTCGGCAGATCGGCCAGGATGTAGCGGCAGATATCGCAGGCGAGCGGCGGGATCGCGGCCGGCAGTGTGAGCAGCGGCAGGGCGTAGCGGTCGCCGAGATAGCCGTCGATCCGGGCGCTGGTGTCGGCGATCGCCTGGGCGACGCGACCGGCGTCGATCGCGCCGGTGTTGTCGCGGTCGGACAGCTCCAGGATCTGCGCGCTCCCGAAGCGCTCGACCAGGTCGGCTTGCGTGATGTAGGCCACCATCAGCCGCGCTCGCTGACATAGACCGTGCCGGCCGTGGCCGCGGCCGAGGCCACGGCCAGACAGGTCAATGCCGGCTCGTGCTCGCTGGTAACCAGCGCCACGTCGATCGAGGCGCCGGCCGGCAGGAAGTGCGGCCCGTTACCGGCGACATCGCCGGTCGGCACGGTAACGGTCCCCGTGTTGTCGAGGCAGGGCTGGAACACGATGGCGGTGCCGACGGCGCGGATCGTGATGACCCGCGTCGTCTCCGGGAACGGTCCGATCAGCCTGACGGCACCGGTGGCCGCCAGGCCGATGACCCAGCCGCCGGCCGGCCGGCACGGCAGCACCTGGATCGGCGTGCCGTAGTCGTCATGGGCGAGATAGGTCGGCTTGACGGTCATCGGTTCGGCCCTGCCTTAGTTCTGTTCCGGCTCGCCGGCAGGAATGCCGCCGGCGCTGATGACGTTGGTCAGCAGGAAGCCCACGGCTTGTGCCACGACGATCTCCTTGACCGTGTCGACCACGCGGACCTCCACGCCGCCTCGGGCGCCCCGGCGTTGATCCGGCAGGGCGCCGGCATAACGGCCGCGATAATTGGCGGTGAAGCCCCAGGTCAGCCCCTTGCTCTTGGCCGCCGCCGGGTCGATGAAAAGCCCGGCCATATGCGGTCCCCAGGTGCGGGCGAGCGTCGGGTTCTTCCGGTTGACGCCGGTGTTGACCCAGCTTTCGCCGACCAGGAGCTTCGGCACCTCGAACAGGTCGGCCACCGCCTGCCGGCTGGCGGCACCGGTGTCGCCGGCGTCCCGGTTGACCGCCTTCATGATCCGCGGGTGGCGGCGCAGCCCCGACCAGGAGGTCTTGCCGAAGATGAGCGTGTTCGGCCGGATGATGCAGCTGTCGAGATAGTTGGAGATCGTCTCGATCGGATCGCTGTTGGCGAAATTGTCGAATTGCTGCGCGCCGGCGTTCTGCGAGAGATCGGCGGTCTGGGGTGCCAGATAGTTGGCGGGATTGAAGGTGATGTTCGCCACGCGGCGCTCGCGGGCGAGGATGACGACGTCGGTCAGCACCTCGGTCAGCAGCAGCTGCGGATCGATGATCGTCTGGTTGATCGCGCGCAGCGCCGCCGCCTGGTCGATATCGTCCTGGGGGATAAAGCCCGCGAGGCCGTAATCGACGCAGCTATCGTCCTTTT